GCGGTGAAATAGCAGTCTTTCTTGTCGTCAACGCTTGACATGTGTAGGTGATAGGCTGCTTCATTCACTGCCCTGATTATTTCCATGTATTCTGGGTTAGGGTTAGCTGTAGTGTCTCCTTTCTGAAATATGTCATCATATAAAACAAGTGGTTGGCCTGATAACATGCCGTCCCAATATTCGTTTTCTGAGCATCGTGTGTGTGCGAATGTGTTTATGTTCCAGTTGGGGTCGTTCAAATATTTCTTCCTGTAAATGTCAGCCTTGATGTAATTAATAAGATTGGTCTTTCCAACGCCAGATTCACCATACACATAAAGTGCAAAGGGTGCTTCTCTTGTCTTATGGGAACTAGCAGCTGAACTTCGTGCAAGTTCCACAATCTTCTTAATTCTCATCATCTCAGATCGGATTAGTGTAACAGTGTCAGTGTCTCGGGATCGGGTAGCACTCATCAAGATATCGTTCATGTCTTCGTCAAGTTTAACAATCAGTTCACACAATTCAGCGTCTCGTGCCAGATATGAAGTTTGGAAGTCGGAGCTAAGTAAGAGTGCGCTTCTCTTAAGAGCTATTTCCAATTTTGGGTATTTTGTCTCCATGTCTAATTGTGCTTTTGTTTTGCCTAACTTGAAACGATAGTAGCAATCCAAGAAGAAATTTTTAAACCATTCTAGCAAATCTGTAACTTTGTTCCAGCCAACTGCTGCTCTTCCAAAGTCTCCTAAATGCTTGAGTGAGTAAGTGTAATTCTTGTCTGCGCCACATATCATTGAAGTGAAAGTTATCATGAGAGTACCGATTACGTTCAGGGTTTCAGAACGGGGGGAATCAAACATCTGGGCGTGGTATTCTGTAACATTGGTGGGTTCTTCATTAACAATGTATCCGGTAAACATTCCAAGTTGAATTGCAGCATCCTTAATTATGTTTAAAAATAAAGTTGTCCATTTTGAAATGTCAATTTGTGAGCTACGAGCAAAAGAAAGGAAAGAGAAAAATGCTCCAGTTTTGTCACCTATTGAAATAGCTTGAAAAAGAGCTACTCCATTTAAGATCAAAGCTACTAGATCAATTGTGTCGGGTATATTAAACATTTGGGAAATCTGTTCTATTTTTCCAAGTAATAAATCTGCAATTTGTTTAACTGATGTTGTCATACCTTCGATTCCGTTAAGAGCGCCGTTCATGTGTCGTGGGAGGTCAAATATGTTTTCGAATAATTGTGCGTTGTATCGTAAATTTTTCCGTTGGGTCTTGTTACGTTCGAGTGCCCTTTGAAGTGCAGCACGTTCTTTCATCAATTCGCAGTGTTTATGACCTTTTGCCTT